ATGATTGCCATGATTGCCATGATTGCCATGATTGCCACGATTGCCATGATTGCGATGATGATTGTCATGATTGCCATCTACAGCCAAGTAAATGTCATCCATGCAGACATGGAGGGGAAAAAATTAATATAGTTCTAAGAGATAGTGAAGATTTAAGTATTCTTAAAAAATTAATTAAATTTAGTGGAATCAGAGATACTCTTAAAACAAGTAACTATACTTTATTTGCACCAGTTAATAGCGCATGGAATAAAAATTTAGTTGTCGGATTAGGTGTAGATGCTTTAATAGAGGTAGATAAAATTATCAAAGAGGCGCGAGGCTTTTTAGAAAAATTCGACGAATTTGAAGAATTTTTTGATGATACTGTAATCACAGAAATCATAGATATCGTCGATGGAGCCAGTTCTTCAATGGATGCTATTAAAAGGTCTTATGAAGAAGTACTTTTTCAGCATGTAATTTTGGATAAAGTAATTTATGATTGTGATTTAACAAATTTCCAGGTGGCATCGACACCGGGTGATACTAATAAAGAACTTCAATTTTTCGTCAATAATACAGAAATTTTTGTTAGGGTAAAAAGCAAAGGACTACAAAGAGTTGCCAAAGTAGAAGATGGAAAAGATAGAAATATATGTGTTAAAGATGACAAAAAAGCTACTGTACATAAAATTAAAGCTGTTTTGGGGACACTTGAGGATTTTACCAAAAATATAGATAAAAATATTAAAACTATCTATGATATATGGTGTATTCTAAAAAAAAATTACCCAAAATTATTTAAAGGATTATTTAAGCATCTTCCAGATAGTAAATGTACAGATTAATTTTAATCAATAATAATAAGAAATCGCTATTGACTTACTTAAGAGCTCATTGGTCTATATGGATTGGGGCTATGAGAAATAATATTAAAATTTAAAATTAATATAATAATAATATAATATGGATTTAGTTAAAAGAGCACAAAAAAATCGTTTAACTAGAATAAAAAAACAAAATAAAAAAGAATTACATGGGTGGTTATTAATAACAAATATACAACATAATAATAATAAAATATATAGTAGCTATAATAATAATTCATATGTAGAAGTATCTTGTGTAACAGAAAAAAAAATTAATCCATATGTTGATGGATTAGAAGTTGAATATAAAGGATTAGTTAATGAATATTTAGGAAATATGCCTAAAAAACATAATATACTACAAAATTTATTAAATAAAATATATGACGATACATATCCTAGTAGATATATTTTATAATTTATCTTTTAATATAATTTTCAATATTTTGTATATGAGATTTTATATATTTAATATCATTTTTTAATAATGTAACATCATTGTGTATTTCACACATTTTTTTATTATTATATTCTTCTCTTTTTTCTTGAGCATATACTTTAAATGAAATAATATCTAATTGTTGAGATTGTTGTCCCATTTTAAATATTAACCCACTAACTGATATAGTAGTTGCAATAAATGGAAATAAATGATTACTTATATTTAACATTATGTTAATATATATTAAATACTTAGATTATTAATTATCGCAATAAAATTTGATTTAATTTATCGTTTTTTAAACAAAAAAGTCATTATGAACTTTACCGATTTCCCTTTTGAAATTATCTTTATTATATTTGAAAAATTATTAGAATTTGAAGATTACGATGATGTATCAAATCATGATGAAATTGAATATCATAAAGAATGTGTAAATAATCAAAGTTACCCTGAATTTAACTATAGAGTATATGATTTTGATAATTATAATGCTTATCAATTATGTGCATTATCTTTATTAAATAAAAATCATTATAATACATTTAATAATGATATATACTGGAAACAAATATTACAATATAGAAAAATAAATTTATCAAAAAAAAATTACAAAAAAAAATATATTCAATCTATAATTCGACCTTATTTTAAAAAAATAGACAAATATTATAAAAACTTGTTATTGGAAGAAAAGACATCTTTAAAAATTCAAGAAAAAAATATTGAATATATTGATGAATTGTTTAAAGATTCAGATAAAAATATTTATGGACAATATATCATAAATATGAATGGATATTGGGCTCCTACTTTAAAAAATAAAATACCTAAAAAATCAAATAATTGGATGACAATGTGTTTTGAAACTAGAGGTTATCCACAAAAAAAAGCATATAATTGGGAAAGAGAAATATGTTTTAGATTAAAATATAAGTGTAGTAAAAATATTAAATATTATTTAGATGAACTTGAATTATCAAAAAAACGACTCGAATCATGTAACTTATGTTTATCTGCGTCTTCCGCCTCCACGACCACCGCCACGACCACCGCCACGACCACCGCCCAGCCCACCGCCACCACGCATACTACCACGACCACCGCCACCGCGCATACTACCACCGACACGACCACCTGCTCTTCTACTCATACTTCTGCCACCCATAACTCTTGATCCACTTCCACCATCACCAATTCTACCAGCATTTCCATGCATACTTGATCCACTTGGTAGCCATCCACTTCTACCAGAATTACCTTCACCCCCACCTCTTCCACTAAGACCAACACTTACATCAATTCCCCCTTTTTTATCAAATCCAGCTAAACTATCTCCACTTTCATGTTCGACGCGAGTAGATATTTCTCCTTTTCTATGACCACGATTTCCTCTACCTCTACCTCTACCTCTACCTCTACCTCTACCTCTACCTCCTCTACTTCTACCACCACAATTTCCACGAGGACAATTACAATCACCTCCTCCTGGGCATCTCCAATGACTGGGAACTCCCCAATCAACTGGATATCTATTATTCCAGAAAAACCATCTATCTAAAAATGTTGTATTTAATGGTAATACTTCGCTATCACTAACTTCATTTAAATTAATATTATTTGATTTATGTATGTAAAATACATAATACAAAATTAATAATAATAATATTGTAATTAATAATAATGTAATTAATTCTCTATCCATATATATATATTAATACTTATATATTAATTAAAAAAAAAATATAAGTATTAATATAAATATTATGTCAAAATCAAAATCTAAAAGAAATTCATCAATGAAAACAAGTGTTACTAATAACTGGATTAAAGATTTAATAAATGATACTTTTGAAGATAAATGTAATTATGATTCAAAAGGAAACAGAGTAAGAGGACCAGGATTATTGTGTGGAACATGGATTGTATTATTAGTTGCTGGAACTATATTAAATATTATATGGTCTTGGGAACTAGTTGATAATGTAAATGTAACATGGTCTTCTATTATTGTACAAAATATTATAGATATTATAATTACAGCAATTGTAGTTTCTATAGCATATAATATGTGTTTTATTTGTAGAGGATTTATTGGATTCCTAGTTGTATGGTTACTATTAACTATTTTTAGTGCTATCAGATGGTATTTTTTTTCTTCATATAGAAATGCTATTATCCAAAATGGTGGTGGAACTGGTCCTAATCGTATAAGATAAATTATTCAGTTTTATTTTTTAACCATGGATCTACATCATTTAAACTACTCTTAAGTGAATCATCTAAATTATTAGTTTTCTTATCATCATCATCTTCATCATCGTCTTCATTATCCGATCCATATATAACTGGATCACCTGTAAGTAATACATCTCGTAATTCTTCTTTAGTTAAATCAGTTTTAAATTTCGGTTCTTGTTCCGGTTCTTGTTCTTGTTCCGGTTCTTGTTCCGGTTCTTGTTCCGGTTCTTGTTCTTGTTCCGGTTCTTGTTCAAGTTCTGGATCATTTTCATTATCTAATTCAGTAACTTCACCGACTAAATTATTTAATGTTTTCTGAATATTATCTTCTTGATCTATTTTCCATTGTTTAATTTCTTCTTTCTTTTTTTCTTCATTATTCATTTGTTCTTTATGAACTCTTACTTCTTCTTCTGCAGCTTCTATTTTTCTTCTTTTTTCTTCTTCATACAATTCATCACGACCATCGCGATTTTCTTTATATTTTTTCATTAAATCATTTAATCCTTGATCAATGAATTTTTCATCTGAAATTTTATCTGCACATGGATTCCATGGTAACCAATATCCAACTTGTCCAACAAATACATGAAAATTTTTATCTTTTAAATGTAATTTTTTAGCTCTGTGTTCTGCTTCGTCTTTTGTACTATAAACACCTCTAACCTTAACACCCCTTATATTTGTTAAACTACCAACTTCTTTATCAAAATCTTTTTGTATATCATCTTGATATTTATATTGAAAATTTTGATATTCATCATAAAAATCATCGAATTTTTTATCAGATTCTTTTGCTACAGATTGTAAAAATTTAGCAACTTTAAATGCTTCTTTATCTTTAATTACATCATTTGGAGATATAAATGATAAACAAACATAAGATTGTCCATTTACAGGGTCATCTACTTCCAAATAATCGCGCGTTTTACTCATATTATGTATTTAATATAAATATTTTTTAAGTAATTTAAACATATTTAAAATATTATAATAATTAAAATGTATCTAAATAAAAATAATATAATTAAATATTTAATACAATTAATTATTGTATCCATAAGTGCTTATTCTTTGTCACCATGTAATATAGAAATATCTTTATCAATATTAATCGGATTAATTTCTGCTTCTATATTTGCTATACTTGATATATATTATCCAATTATTATATATAAATCATAATAAATTTAAATATACTATAAATTAATATGAATGATTATATTACTAGAAAAATAAAATCTAAAAATAAAGAAAAATATAATTATGAATATTTTGATAAAAGAAAAAATAAATTAAATAAAAAAAGTATAAATAAATATTTAAAAGATGTATATATACCACCTGCATATAATAATGTAAAAATAAATAAAAATAAATCTGCAAAAATTTTGGCAATTGGTGTAGATGAAAAAGGTAGATCACAATATACTTATAATAAAAAAACAATAAAAAAAAACAGTAAATCAAAATTTAAAAAATTAATAGATTTTGGTAAGAATCATAGTAAGTTAATAAAAAAAATTAATTCAGATTTAAATGGTCCTTTTAATAAAGATAAATTAATATCTTTAATTTTAAAATTAATAATTAATTGTAATTTTCGAGTTGGTAATGAAAAATATACATGTGATAATAAATCATATGGTGTATCAACATTAGAAAAAAAACATTTGAAATTTATTAAAGATAAGTTAATTATTAATTTTATTGGTAAAAAAGGTGTAAAAAATATATGTAATGTAAATGATAAAAAAATAATTAATTATTTAAAAATATTATATAAAAATAGTAAATCCAATAAAATATTTACATATACTGAAGATGGTAAAACTAAAAATATTAAGTCTAGTGATGTTAATAATTATTTAAAAAATTTAGGTAATTATACTACAAAAAATTTCAGAACATGGAATGCAAATATAGAATTAATTAAGAATATTAATAAATGTAAATCTAATGATAATATATTAAAAAAATGTATTGAAAATGTTGCTAAAAAATTACATCATACAGCATCAGTATGCAAAAAAAATTATATTGATCCAAAATTAATTAAATTATTTGAAACAAATAGTAAATTATTTTATAAACAATTTAAAAATGGAAATGTAAATAAAAATTATACTGAATTCTTAATTAAAAATTATTAATTAAAATCAATACTATATTTTGAATTTTTTTTTGTTCTAATACCGATAGATTCACCCGGATCACCATTATCATCAATACTATAAACATATTGTGGTTCTTGATCTACTATAATATAGTATTTTACTTTTTTATATGTTATTCGTTTATATGTAATTTCTTCCTCATCTTCAGATGATGTATAATTTTTATTTATATTTGATTCGTCTAATAATTCATCTTGTTTCTCTCCTTTAACTTCTTGTTCATCTTCTTTAACTTCTTCTTCTTTTTCGTTCTCTTCTTTATCTATTTCTTCAGATTTAAAAACATTATTAGATTTATCTTTAGATATTGGAGACTCGGTAATACCAATATTTTTACTTTTGATAAGTCTAATTTTATTTTCTAATTGATCTATATACCTATCTTTATTTTCCAATTCATTTGCTTGAGATACAACAATAGAAACTTTATTATTTGTTTTTTTCTCTTCTTCGATTGATACCATTTGTTCTTGATAATTATTAATAACTTGTTCATAATCATAACATTTTTTATTAAAGTTACTTATAATTTTATCTTTATCATCGATTTCTTTTTTTTGTATATTAATTTGTTCAGTCAAATCTTTAATCATATTTTTATCAATAATACTTTGATTATTTGTAATATCAATAGTATCATTATAAGAATTTAAAATATCATTTATAAGTAAATTAAGTTTTTCACGACTTTCTGAAATATTCATTGTATATATATAAATAATAGTAAATAATTTTTAAATAAGTTAATATATATATTTATGCATATTAAAGAACATTGTTCGCCTAATGAATCAGATAATAAATATTCTTGTTTAGATGATGATATTATTATAGATATTGCTAAAATATTAAATAATAATAATCAAAAAATAAATATAAATATTAAAGATAGTCCCGAAAAAATACATAAAGAAATATCAAAAATATTAAAAAATTTTAATATAAATAAAGAAATATCTATTAAAAATATTAAACAAATTAAAGATAACTTGTCAAAAGAAAAATTAAAAAGATTTAATGAAAGTTTTAGACCATCTATGCCAGAAGAATGGTATAATAATATAAATACATGGTTATGTACTACTGATATAACTAATGTATTAAACCAATATAAAGAAAAAAATAAAGATTTTTATTTATATGGACCAACACCCATAGATTTCGATTTAAAAGAAAATAACGTATGTTTAGTTGATTCTTTATGTAAATTAAATTTATCAGATCATATTAATAAAGGAGAAAAAAAAATAGGAATTATATTTAATACAGATCCACATACTAAAGGCGGAGAGCATTGGATAAGTATGTATATTGATATAAATGGAATTAATTTAAAAAATCCAGGTATTTATTTTTTTGATTCAACTGGTGAAGATCCACCAGAAGAAATAGAAACATTAATTAATAAAATAATTGAACAGGGAGAAAAAGAAAATATTAATTTTGTTTATTTTGAAAATGATATTAAACATCAAAGGGGTGGAACAGAATGTGGAATGTATTCACTACATTTTATAATTAATATGTTAAATGGTACTAATTTTAAAAAATATGTAAATGAATACAAAAATGATAAATTTATGGAAAAGTTTAGAAAAATATATTTTGTAGAATAATTTATTAAAAAATAAAATATATTATAAGTTATAATAATATGGGAAGAGGTAAAAAAATGCATGGTATGATGGGTGGCGTAGGTGATGGTAGCGAATTTGAAATTTTAGATCAAATAGCAAGTGTTATTGGTGCTTTAGCATTCTTAGCATGTGTTATTATTGGCTTCTGGGCAGTTATTGCACTCATATTTGGATTACCAACACCACAAGATGCTTTTGGTGTAAGAAGAGTTAAAAATTGTACAAAACATGTACAAATCGGTTCAGAAACTGTTGACTGCTCTAAGATTGTAGAATCAAGAGATAGGCCAGATTATATACCCGGTAATGGACCAGGTAATAATGGACCAGGTAATAATGGACCAGGTAATAATGGACCTAATAATGGCGAACGGGGATCATCCTGCGAAATACCTGGGGATTGCGATGAAGGTTTAGTATGTAATAATGGTATGTGCATGGGAACTTCTCAATAATCCTTAAATTATTATATTAAATTATTATATTAAATTATTATATTAAATAATAATTATTCTTTAATTAAATTAATATTATTATTTAATTAAAAAAAAAAATATATTATAAGTTATAATAATAAATGGCTGAGTGTGGACCGATTAAACAAATATTTTGGCAAGGATCTAGATTATTAGGAGTTATTACTGTTA